ATGCTGTTAAGAATATAGGGGCAGTATTGCATAAAGAAATCAGTACTGAAATAGAAGACATAAAAGTAATGGATGGTTTTTTTGTAATACCGGATGGCAGGAAATATAGATCAAAAAAGCAGGCAGAGAAGGCACTTGATAAAATTAAATCAAAGGTTGATGTAATATGAGTCTTAAGGAAAATATTACCCTCGAACTCGAAGAAGTTAAAAATTATCTTAAAGTTGATAATGATGAAGATGATGATCTCATACAGAGATTGATAAATGGTGCTACTAGCAAAGCAGAAGAAGTAACCAATAGGGATTTTGGAGAAGAAGGGGACGAAGATGATCTTGATGCAATTGAAGTCTGGATATTGCAGAGGGTAGCCCGGATTTATCAAAGGAGAATTGAAGGTCTGTCATCGGAGGGCGTTCTGGGCATATCTGTAAACTATGGTGCAGAAGAATTGGATGATTTGATACTATATCGTGAAGAACCGGGGTTCTAATGATAGGACAATTAAAGCACAGAATTAAAATCAGAAATAAAATTAGAGTCTCTGATGGAAGGGGTGGCTATACAATTCCGGTAAAAGTTTCGGATTGGCCTATTGTTGCAGAAGTATGGGCAGCAATATCTCCTATGGACGGTAAGGAAATCCAAAAATATCAAGCTATATATCCTGAAGTCAATACTAAAATATTGATTAGATATAATGCTGATCTGGATGCAGAATATATCATAGAGCATAAAAGTAAAATTTATGAGATCTTAGGCTATGTAAATCCAAAAGAAGAAGGCAAAATTAATATAATTGCTGCAAAAGAAGTACCGAAGAGAGGTAAATATTTATGATTATAAATAACTTTGCTGCTGCCCGTAAATTGATTAGTAAAGGCTGCGAAATGAATGTTTTGGCTGCTCTTCTGACATGGCATAAAGGGTTAATGAAAATACTTTCAGGAACTCGTTCAGGCAGGGTATATAATGTGCCATTAACTAAGAAAAAATATATTGCTTCGGCACCTGGGGAAGCACCCGCAACTGCTACTGCTACTTTGAGGACAACATATAAAACTAAGATGGAAACAACCTTTCCAATACCTATGGGAATAATAGGTTCTCCTCAAAAATATGCTCCTATGCTGGAATATGGTACTTCTAAAATGGCACCCAGACCACATCTTAAGAGGGCATATGATGAAAATAAGAATGAGATACACGCTAAATTAGGACAAAGGGTGGCATAAATGACAGAGAAGGTAATTACTAAAGTTTACGAGGTCTGGGCAGAAGATGATACATTAAAAGGAATGCTGACTAAAAATTCTTTTGGCGAACCAGCTATATCTGACAGGTGGGTAGAAAACTCGAGTGTATTTCCATATATATGTTACCGGTGGGAATCTGGAGAAGGAGATCACTGGGCAAAGAGGGATTGCAATCTAATAGTGGATTTATTTGATAAAGGCAGTTCATCTGTCAATGCAGAGAATATAAGAAACAGGTTGATTGAAATAACAGACAGAAAGCAATTTGAATCCGAGGAGTCTGGGCCAATTCGATTATATCTTAATAGTGATGTAATAGTACCTGAAGATGATCCGGAAGTTGTTCACTGGAATATTGTATTCAGGGTCATTTTTTGGAGAAAGGCATTTATAAGTCAGTTGATAGGCGAATAATATATAAATAATATATTAAGAATATACTAAGGCACTCAAATTTTTTGTGTGTCTTTTTTTATATAAAAATTAATTAAAAGAAGGAGGAAATGAAAATGGGAAGTCCAACAGGAATTACTGAAAAAACCGTAAAAACATTTTTGGTCGATGCTGGTGCCGTATATCTGAACTACGGTATCGAAGGAAAAGAAAGACGTTTAGGTGCTACGAAAGGGGGGAACAATTTCACAATTGAAACAGAATACAGAGAAATGGAAGCAGATGGAGCACGAGGGCCAATGAAAGGTGGCAGACGTATAATCAGAGCAGTTGCAAGATGTATAGCAAATTTGGTTGAAATCACTGCTGATAACATTCTTGTGATGTTGCCTGGTGCTACCAAAGAAGCCTATCCGATAGAAGGTGCAAAAACTCATGACAGTATAACTAGAATACGGGATATACAGGATGAGGATTATATCGCCAATGTTGCACTCGTGGGTAAGATCTCGGGGGCAGATGAGAATTTCATCGGTATCCTTGAAAACGTTCTAGCTGATGGCAATATTAGTGCTAATGCAGTGGATAAAGATGAGGCAGCAGTTGCAGTTCAATTTACTGCTCATTTTGACCTAGCAACAATGGATAAAGAACCTTGGGAGATTAGGCAGCCTATTATAGTAGAAGGTTCATAATAAATAATATAAAGGAGAATATATGGAGGACATTAAAGTTCGTAAACTCGAAACGAAAGACCTGTTTACTGTTGCTGATATTTTAGGTGAATGTGGAGAGGATTTCTTGCAGATAGCAGGTACCCTAATTAGAAAAGCTCTTATTGGTGGTGAGGGTGGAGTATCCCTTATGACTTACCAGATGATTGGAGTAACTCTTTTTACTTCTGCCTTGAAAAAAGCAAGTGGTAAATTGAGGATTTTCTTAGCAGACCTGACAGGTATGAAGGTTGAGGAATTTGATCATACACCTCTTAATACAATACCTAAAATAATTAATATCCTGAGTAAGCAGGAGGATTTGGTTGATTTTTTTCAAAAACTCTCTCCTTTAATAGAGCAGTTTTCTGGAGAGAAGCAGACTTCATCCAAGAACGATACGGATGGAAAGACCAAGAAGTCCTAAGCATAGAGTTTAGTAGATATAGTGATCTAATAAAAAGAATCAAACAAATAAAGCTTCAAGAAATTGAGGAAAAATATACTCTTGCTTCTTATACTGCTTGGCAATTAGGTGCTGGCCGGGGAATGACTTTTGGTAATTATTTAAGACATTTAGGAATATATAATCTTAAACCAAAAGTTGAAAAAACTAAAGAACAAATAAAGGCTGAGAAAAATATTGCTTTAAAAGAAGCTGAGAAAATTATTGCAGCAGACAAAAAAAGAAAGGTCAAATAAATGGCATTTGAATTATTTAGCCTCATTGGTAGAGTATCAATGCAAGGTGCTGACATAGTCAATAAACAATTATCTGGAGTTGAAGGTCAGGTTGCCCGGGTTGGCCAAGTAATGGGTAACGTGGGAATGAACATGACTAAATTTGTTACCTTACCACTTCTGGCAGTCGGTGCAATTCTAGGTAAGATTGGTCTTGATTTTGAGAATGCCTATAATACTATACGTGCTGGAACTGGTGCAACTGGCGAGGCCCTAGATGGATTAAAAGAGGATTTTAAAGCAGTATTAAAGGATGTACCTGCTGATTTTAAATCTGCTAGCCAAGCAATAGCTGACTTAAATACAAGACTTGGCCTTACTGGAAAACCACTTCAGAATCTAACTAAGCAGATGCTTAACCTTGCGAGGATTACCAAGACCGATGTTAATGCAGTAGTTAGAACTTCTACAAGACTTTTCGGGGATTGGGACATAGCAACTGAAGATTATGGCGATACTCTTGATACCCTGTTTAAGATAAGTCAGAGTACTGGAATTGGAATAGACCGTCTTTCTGATATGGTTACAACTTACGGAGTTCAGCTTAGAACCTGTGGCTTCGATTTAGAAACATCTCTTGCACTTATGGGTAAGTGGGAAAAGGAAGGTGTATCTGCTGAAAAGATGCTGGGTGGACTTTCTATGGCTTTAGGTAGATTTGCCAAAGCTCAAAAAGAGCCAGAAGAAGCTCTCAGAAATCTTATGGCACAGATAGAGGCAGCTCCTACAGTTGGTAAAGCAATGGAGTTTGCAGTTGAAGCTTTAGGTACAAGGGCCGGTCCCGATTTTGCCCTAGCAGTTAGAGAAGGCCGATTTGCAGTTGAAGATTTTATGAAAGCTATTGATGCAAGCACCGAAACTATTGACCAAGCAGCGGATGCGGCATTATCTTTTACTGATAGATTAAAGCTACTGAAAAATAAAGCATTGGTTGCTTTAGAACCATTAGGGACTGCATTTATTGGTGTTCTTGAGGGACTATTGCCAAGTTTTGATAAAGTTATAAACAAGATAAAATCTGCTGTAGATTGGTTCAGTAAATTAAGTCCATCGGCACAGAAAATAATAATAATCTTTACAGGGATATTGGCACTGGCTGGTCCATTAATGGTTGGCATATCTAAAGTTACAGCATCTGTTTTGAGTTTAAAAGCTGCAGTGCTTGGATTAAATACAGCTATGTTGTTAAATCCTTATATCCTGATAGGTGCTGCTATAATACAACTTGGCATACAGGCTTATACCTATACAGATGCAATAACAAAAGCTAAGAAAGGAACACAGGGCTGGGGAGAAGCACTTTTTAATCTGATTCCAGTTTTTGGTCCCGCAATTTATGCTTTAAGAAGAGCTACAGAAGGTACTGGAGAACTCACCGAAGCTACAGAAGAGGAAATTCCAACAATAGACAAAGCCAAACAAGCAGTTGATGATTATAAAAAGTCATTAATTGATCAGGGTACTACTGAAAAAGAAGCTACTAAATCAGCCAACGCATATGCAGGAACTTTGGGATATGTAGCTGATGAAGAAGGTAATTTAGAAGAAGCAACAGATGATACTACTGGAGCAATAGAAGATCAGACTGAGTCAGTTGATGACTTACGAGGAGCTTTTAATAAATTAATCGGTACTTTATTTGATGGTATCAATGCTTCAAATGAATTACAGGAAGCAGAATGGGCACAAGTAGAAGCACAAAAGGTAGTAAATAAGCTAATTAAAGAAGGCAAAATAGGAACACTGGAATATGAGAAGGCGTTAAATGAACTTGATGCAGCAGACCAGAAAGTCATTGAATCTCAATATAAAGTATATACATCTATTTATACCACAAAAGAAGAACAGGAAGCAGCAAGACTGAAAGCTATCGAATATGGATTGCAAATGATTGCTTCCGGTGAATGGGGTGAAGAATCTTTTGTAAAGTTAGCAGAACAATTTGGTTTGAGCCAAGAAGATATTTCAAAGATTGCATATATTATGAGTAGCGATCTTGATGAAGCTACAAAAGAGAGACAAATAAAAATTATATTAGATAGGAGTTCGGTTACAGAAGGAGTTCAAAGAATTCAGAATGACCTTGCCAAACTTAAAGACAAAACCATATATGTTAAGACTTACTATGAAACTTATAGAACAGAAGGTCCGGCAACAAAATATTATGGTGAATATCCTGGAGGACAAGCAGGTGCTAATATTGTTAAAAGTGGTTCTATTATTGTGGGAGAGGAAGGCCCTGAAATACTTAATCTTCCTAAAGGTGCTGAAGTTAGACCTATCGAGAAAGCAGGGATAACAGTTACAAATTATTTCAATATTGCTGAACTTGTAGTAAGAGAAAAGGCAGATGCTAAGAGAGTAGCTGAAGAATTGCTAGATTTACAGGAGATGACATTAAGAGGTTTAGGCGAAAAATAATAAGGAGATTGTTTAATGTGGGATTTTACATTCAAGGGAACAAGTGCTTTAACTTTAGGTTTCACAACCTTTAAAAAATATATTCCAGATCTTCCAGATGTTGAAGAAACGAATATAAGTATACCTGGTATTGATGGTATAAATCAACTTAAAAAGAAATTCGGTTCTAGAATTATACCAGTTAAGGGAATATTGGAAGGTATATCTTATGCTGATTTATTAATTAAGATAGATGCCTTTAAAGAATTTTTATATAGTGATGGTGATGAACAACTTATATTTAATGACCAAGTAGATAGATATTATAAAGCTCAAAAATTAGCTAATGAAGAAATAAATAGGGAAGCAACTTCTTGTGATAGATTATTAAAGTTTAAATGTAATGACCCTTTTGGCTATGCAGTTACGGCTGATGATGATACTAAAAATAATATAACTACAAAAGGCTATCAATGGACAATAGTAAATAATGGCCAATACTGGGCTTTTCCTGTTTGTACTATTACATTTAATCAAGTTCAGACTCATATTTATTTGCGTAATACAACTGTAGATGGATGCAGATTTGATATATCAAAATCTTTTGTAAGTACAGATATTTTAGTGATTAATAGCAAAGATATGTCAATTAGATTAAATGATATAAATTCACCAGCAGGATTTGGAGATGGTGGAGACGGAAAAGGAGCGTTAATATTACTTAAAACCGGAGATAATTTAATGGAGATTGGAACAGATGATGCAACTTTAAACGTTAGCGTAAATATTAATTTTAGAAAAATTTATTTATAAGGAGGAATGATGGAAGAAAAGGGCAAATTAGTAGAAGTCTTAACTATAACTAAATACAAAAACGAAGCAGATTACAAAAATAAAAAGGCCTATGATGAGATAATCGAGAATGGTAAATGCTTGCTTAATGCTGGTATTACTAAGATGTGGAATCTGATAATTGGTGATTCTACCGATCACTATGATAATACTAATGCTATGCTTGGAATAGGTGATAAGGCAGGGACAACCTGGCAAGCTTCAACTGCTTATAGTCTTGGAGATGTGGTAGAACCTACAACTCCCGATGGTAACGTTTATGAGTGTACAACAGCAGGAACTTCGGGAGCAACAGAACCAACCTGGGTTACCGGAGAGGGAAATACTACAACTGATAATACCGTTGTTTGGACTTGTCATACTAAAACAGCGAATGCAGCACAAGATGATTTAGTTGGAGCAAATAAAACCTGGAAGGCTATGATGGCTACCTATCCGCAAGTTTCAAATCAGAAAGCGACCTTTCAGGCAGAATTTGGTTCAGCAGATGCCAATTATGCTTGGGAAGAATGTGCAGTTAAGAATAAAATTACTGCGGGTATATTAATGAATAGGATTGTTGCTTCTAAGGGTACTAAAACAGCAGGAGAAGTTTGGACTGCTAAACTGGAAATAACATTATCATAAAAAGGAGATAAGCTAAATGGCAATAGAAACTTTTGATGTAGAAGATACCTTAGATGATGGTGAAGTCTATGGACAATTTACCAATCAGGAAGGAATTACTG